GTCTGCTATTAACGCAAACACCCCCTCAGCTTCCGCAGCGTCGGGGTCTCCTACAATACTTTTAACCGCATCTTCCGCCAAAGTGCCTATGGTATCAGACTCTATTAGACTATTTACCACTTCCGCCGCAAAAGTAGCTTGGTTATCAGCGTTTAGAAATGCGGTTTCTACCGCCGCAACTACCTGCGCATTCAATACGTTTTGTAAGGATGGATCCGCCGACAGAGCATCTATTATTTCTTCTTTTGTAGGTGGCACTGGCGCGTCCATCAACGTTTGTATGTTTTCTTTAAGTTGGTCAAACTCTTCATTAGTCATAAGTGATCCGCCTAATGTCTGTACAACGTCTGTAGGTACATGTTCTATAGTTCCCGCGTCTACGTCACGCCTGTAGTTGTCAAACAGTTCTCGTTCATATCTAGGTAAATTAAGTATATACGCATTGGCATCGTCATAAGTAACCGCAGCATCTCCATCGTAATTAAAACTATCTGATAGAGGCACTAACCCATCTGCCATGTTCCGTACATGTTGTACTACATCAAAATGCTCTTCCGAAGTATACCCCGTTTTATTAGGTAAATCTTCATCGCCAAACGTACTAGCCCAATAATACGCCAAGTCATCATCTAAGTTAGAATCGTCAGCAATTGGAGTTGTGGTTATTATTTGCCCTGTATCAGCATCTATAGTAAGGGTAGAAGCAACTTGGTCTACAAAATCTTGGGTTGGAGTTAGTCCCATGCTCTCATAAGACTCTATTACTTCAGAAGAAGTCAAAATATAACTGTCGTCCGTGGCGTTTAGTAGCTCCATGTTCATAGGAATAACAGTAGCTAGTCCAACAGCAGCTATTAACTCACTAACCTTAGACACATCTCCCGACTCAACAGCTTGATATAATTCATAATCGGTATTAACTAGCACCCTACCTAGAGGGTCGTTTATTTGGCTAGCAACCTGCGCTTGTGGGGTTGAGTACCCTAGTGGGGCTATAATCGCCGTAGTACCTGCACCTGCTATACTACCCACAGTCAGACCTACGCCTACCTGAGCGGCAGCTGGGCGGTCAGTAAACCCTAAGTTATAGTATGCGTTCTCGGCATACCCCACAGTAAGACCTTCTTGTATACCCTCGGCGAGACCTTCTTTACCTATTACTGATAGGTAGTCACCAACAGTATTGCGAATTAAATTTGTATCTTCCGCTACTAACTCTAGTGTATCTAGTCCAACGTCACCAAAGAATTTTTTAGATAGTAACTTATCTAAGCCGCCCTCAAATGGTAAGGTAAAAAGTACCGTAGCCATAGCAAAAGTACCTGCATTTACAGAGGTGTCAAAAGCTATTTGGTTATACCCTTGCTCTAAACCTTCTCGGTACGTTTGTACCGCGTCCTCGCCCTGATCTGCTATGTATTGCGGGGGATTTACATACTCGTCTTTAGTAAATAACAAAGACATAGTAGTGTCGTATACTTCCTCTACATTCTGTGCGTATTCCATTGCTATATCTTGCGCCACGTTAGCAGTATAGACACCTGTACCTATCTGAACGGAGGTCATTTCTGCAAGTATATTATCCGCCTGCCGCTTAGCTACTTCTTTAGTCACAAAACCCAAACTCCCAGAGGTAGCTATTTGGATAGCAGTCTCTCCAAGCTCTTGTATTATAATTTCGTTCCAAAAAGCCCTTGGAGTAGCCGCTATAGAACCGAATACTGCTACAACACCTTCACCAAAAGTCTCGGCCTCATCCCAACGAGCATACATCTCATCTACTTCTTTTGTGTATGCCTCGGGTACGAACCCTCTGGCTGCACCCTCTAGCATGTTTAACGTACGGTTAAGTTCATTGTCCCTTAATGGAGAATAATCTATTTGCGCCATAAGTTCTTCAGTAACCTTAGCGCCTAGTTCTTTAGCTTCGTCGGTATCCATACCCTGCTGTATGGCGTTGAACATGGCTTTTTCGCCTTCCTTCCTAGCCCTACCTTCTTGTCCCGCCACACCAAAAGTTTGGTATATTGTGTTGTAAGCCCCTACTACGCTCTCTCCAACATTTATGACGTTGTAAGCAGTCATTAACTGTCGGTCGGCTGTTTCGTAAGCGCCTCTAGTTTCTTCTAACTCTAATTCCTGTTCAGGGGTTAGTGGGCCTTCAAAAGATTCTAGTTCTTCTACTTTACCTAAGTATTCTTGGCGTGTTACCGCTATATCTCGCATATAGTCTCTAGAAACTCTTACTATCCAAGGTAACTCTGAGTCTGGCGTGCCAAATACAGTATCTGAGTAGTCAGGTATTTCAAAAGTCTCGCCTGTTTCTTCTTGTACCTTTGCTACCAAGTTAACCGCGGCGGCGTTGTCTTCAATCTCACCCAAGGTTTGTACATAGAATATAGGGTCTTCTGCGGCCATCTGAGAAAGTGTTTTCCCCGGGACAGTATCAACAACTTCCTGTAAACCTGTTAGGGCGTTATACTTAATCGTCTCGGTAGCGGCATCCCACGTATAATCTCCGTCTTCGTTCAACGAAACAAATAATTGCCCATCAATAAGGTCAGTGAGGTATTGGCTATACGCTGCTGGATCAACGGGAGCGCCAGTCTTAATATCTATAGGGGCGTATGCATTAGTAAACTGGTTAGCACGTAGCTCTAGAGCGTAGTTTTCTACGTCTCCCAAATTTGTAAAGTTTAGAGGTGCGCCTTCTGCGGTAATGTAAGACTGGTTGTACGCCTGCAATATGACATTATCAAACTCAGTCCCTGCCTTAAATCCATCGCGGTAGGTGGAGTCATCCCGCATAGTTTCTAACATTTGTAGGGGGGTAACGCCTTCGACACCGGCAAAGGTACTCACTTCGTTTAGTATTGCCTCCCGTATACTAGCTCGGCTGTTGGGCGCTAGGTAGGAAAAATTAATTCCCGAGTCTGCAACCACCTCATCCACAAACGCGTTAGTGGCCATGCTTATTCTGGCATTATATTCTTCAACTGTGGTAGGCACACTGCCTACGTACCCTTCAGAAAGATAATGCCTAGCAGCATCAGCTAGCGTAGCGTCTGCTCCTAACCCATTGACCTGCGCATATTGTGGCCAGTTCGTAACAAAATCTTCATTCAATTCAGCAGATACCGCAACGTACATGTTAGAAAATTCTAGTTGTAATTTAGGGTCGGTGTCTCGAGAGTATTGTTCTAGATCTTCTACGGCTTGCGTGTACACGGAGACTGCCCGATCGTATTCACCTTCTATATCAGCTAAGGTACCTTTCTTATCATTTAAATCCGATTGTAACTCAGGCAAAACATTTATAAAGTCTGCTGCGTACTGCTCATATCGGGCGATGTCAACAGCGCTAGCGTCGGCGGATATAGCTATTTCGTATAACCGGCTTAATTCTGTTTGTCGGGTGTTTATATCCCCGGTTATAAGGCCTATTTCTCCTATAACCTCACGCATGTCGTCATCTTTACCGTTTGCTATTGCCGCGGCTTCTTCAACACGTCTTCGTTCCCCAGAAATATTATCTTGGAATTGACTTATTTCTCGGGTTAATCCCTCAATGCCCCCAGCATCTGCCGCATATTTAAGGGCATTCGCCGTTGATGTAGCAATGGTTTGTATAAACGTGTCACCGACACTCCCACCGGCAAGACCCATGTTTATGGATGCACGCATGGCGGTAGTCAATACTCCCGGGCCAATAGCGGTTAATACGTCTTTTGTCTTGCCTTCACTTGTTTCTATTAGCTCGTTTACTGTTTCTGCGGTTATAAGCTCTTTAGTAAATGCTGTATTTAGGCCTTGGGACTCTATCTCCCCATTAACAATGAGCTGGGCCACACTATTCTCTACAGCCTTCTTAGAGGCATCCGGTAGGTTAGCAAACGAAAGTTTAGACTTTTCTTCTAGGCCCTCGACAATAGCGGTTATTTGATTCTCTATTCCCTCGGGAAGTCCGTCGGGGAACAAATCCACTACTCCCTCTACGGCTAACTCTATGCGATTGCCCGCACCTTTTACCAGCTCTACTAACGGCGCTACAACTACATCATCAACAACATCTAGCCCTTTCTCCGCTAAAGCTAATATAGGATCTACAGTATCTTCCACATCGTCTAATATTTCTCCTAATCCTCTTATGAAATCTTCTGGCACTAGATCAAGCACCGCATCAAGAGCACCGCCCAACTGACTTTCGTTGAATAAATCACCTACCGCCGAAATAGCAGGGCCTAAATCAGATAAAAAGTTATCAACTACTAGTTTTACTTCGCCCACTAGGTCGTTATCAGACATGTATTCCGCAAAAAACTCTACTCCGCCTTCTTGTAACGCCTCAGTAAACGTTTTGCCGTCCATGCGAGCAGTCAATAACTTGGTAAACCCTTTTTGCACAGGTTCGCTCATGTTAGTGTAAAAAGAAGGATCTACTCCTAGGTTCTCGAACCCTTTACTTAGGTAGTCTGGGCCAAACGCGGTAAAAATTGCCGTGCCAATATCCTCCCCACCCGCCGCGTTTATAAGAACTACCGTTTGTTTTGCCGTTAACCCTGCTATACCTATACCATTAATAGTAGTTGTATATGCGGCGGCGTAAGCAGCGTCGCCCACACCAGCGAGAGCCTGCCCATCAAGATTACCCGCTGAAGCAATGGCTTCGTCTCTAGCGGCTTCACCTGCAACCTCAGCTTCGGCTTTAGTACCGCCCGGTTGTAGCTTACCACCTACTTTTAAACCCGCGGTTACAATATTTATCCAGTCACCTGTTTTTAATGTCTCGCCATCAAGGGCTCGTATTCCCTGAAGTACTAAATAAGTTGCAGGGCTTATTATGGCTAAAGCAGTGCTAAAAAGTTGACCTATAGGGCTAGACCAACCAGTTACTTCTTCTACAAACGGAGGTTGCGCAACGTACATCATAGTGTACGAACCTATTGGTGCCATACCATTAGATATATCTATCCACACCCCACCATCAGGAGAGTTTTCTGCATACGAGTCTGCGGGATAACCACCCTGCGAAGTATCCCAAGCTGATGCTGAGTAAAGGCCCTGCCCGCCTGCATCATAGGCCCCTACCATCCTATTGGCCCGTATCGACCTGTCTTCCCCCATCTCTGCCCAAGTCTTAGTTATAAAATCATTAGGGTTAGGTGCTTCAGCCGCAGCCGCTAGAGCTTGAGCTTCTGTTTTTCCTTCTTTTATTGCTTTTTGGTACGCTCGGTAAGGAGCATCCATATCTATATATTCAAATTGAGAGCCCAGCGGGGTCATATATGGAGCCCCGCCAAACAATTCAAGATCACCGGGTGGTTGTAGGGCTGGGTCTCTCTCTTTTGGTGCTGAAGAAGGTAGTTTCATATATAGCCGAGAAGTATCTCTCCACAACTCACCGCTATCTTCCCCTCCCGGCCATAACCTCGCTTGGTTTTCTTCTGGCACTTCCATGTACATCGGGGGTTCAAACCTAGCTACTACCGAAGAGTTGTATGCGCGTATCCACCGTGCATCATAAAACAACGCATCTTGCATGATTGTGGGGTACCCGTCAGCAGTCCCAAAAGTGGTGGGGGGCACAAAGTCCATACCGGTATAAGACGTTTGTAGGTTACTCCACGCATTATACCCATCACCCATATAGGGGGCAGAACGCTCTATAGCGTATTTAAGCTGCCTATCCATCTCCAGATTAACCGCGTTAGATGTAATCTCTTGATACTCGGGTTGGTCGTCTCGTTCTTCAACGTACCATACATCCTGCATACCTATAATAGAGTTAGATCTTTTTAACTCGTTCAGTAATGTGCCTGTACCTACGGATACGTCTTCTCCTTGCTCGGCAACCGAAGCGTTAAATCCTACCTCCGCAAGTTTATTAGTCTCTGATATAATGCTAAGCGCACCAAAATCTAGATACTCTCCCGAATGATAGCTCGTTAGCGCATCCGATAACTCTTTTGCAGATTTTTTCTCGGCATCTGTGCCTTTAAACCCGTCACTCCATGCCTTAATACTCTCTGGGTCAACTCTCTCTAGCCCCCCCTCTGCTATTATTTTTGCATCCCCTATAGTAGCTATTAAGTCGTCTAATACATTTGGGGTGGGGTTATATACGTCTCGGTCGTAAAACATATCTTGCAAGAGTGGGTCTAGGCTAGCAAGCCATGTGTTAGCAGCATACGCATTATCTACACCAAAAGCGGGCGTTCTTATCATAAAATAAGCGTCTACTATATCCTGTACATCGGGTATCTCGTCTGCCCCACGTATTAGCCCTGCCGTAGGGTCTTCAGCACGTACCGGAACCCCGTTCTCTTCCGCAATATAGTTGTATTTAGTCTCAAACCCCTCTAAAAGGCTTATAGCACTGCCGTCGGGGTTTTCGCCTGTCTGTATGTCGAAGGTTATAGCTTGTCCGGCATTAGTAGCGCCGGCTTCCCATAAAACCCCCTGAGAATGATCTTTCACATACTGGTCGGCGGCTATCCTACGTCGGTCTGCAGTCGATAGGTAATCTACGTCAGGATGCATGGTCATAGATACAGCAGTACCTGCGGCCTTGGCATCAAGGAATCTTTGCTCTTTGTCGTAATATGCTCCCGGCACGTTTCTTACTATCTCTACTATCTCAGAAGGGTCTTGTCTCTCCGCGGCTTCCTTACTAGAGTAGTAAACTAATACATCGTCTTGTGGGAATAGTGGGTTGTATACCCCACCTAAACCCATTGATGCCACGCCGCCGGACATGTTAAAGTCATAAAGTTTGGGCATCTGCGCCGCCCTAGTCATAACGTTATATTCACCGTTAAAAATTATAGGCATGGCACCTGCCATAAGCATACTTTGATTTCTGGGGTCAAATAAACTGTAGTCGTTTTCGTTACTCCCAAACCAAAAATCGTAAACGTTAGCTATGCTTATAGGTTCTGTTACTTCGTTTCCTTTGGAGTCTGTATAAGTGTATTCTTGAGCATCCCATATATACCCATAGTCGCCAAAAGCCCCACTCATATTGGAAAAGGGTTGAGTTCCTACAGATAATTCACCCATATCCACCAACCTAGAATCACCAGACGTGGAACCACCAAACAGGGGAGATCTAGGGTCTCGAACGGTTTTAGCCCCACCCATTATGCGTTTCCACCCTTCGTACAACTCGTCAGCTGTGAGCGGTCGCTCATACCCTTGGTACAGTATGGCATTAGTGCCAGTTGATAGTCCTTGCCCGTTTTCAAATTGGGCTATGCTATCTATGCCCAATATTTCTTTTAATTCGTCTGTATTTTGATGGTTGTACGTTTCATCATCTTTGTGCAAATAGAAACGTTCCGAGTATTCTTTTTCTCTTTTTTCAACTTCCTCTTGCGCAGCCCCCATAGCGTGCAATGTGCCATTAACAACAGGCTCCGCTCCTCTAGGGACAGGAGTTTCAGCCACAGGGTCAGCTTCCGTTTTATTGGGGTCGTAGGGGAACGCATCAATGTTATCCGCAACCCCGTCCTTATCAAAGTCGGGGGCTTCGGTTTTAGTTTCGTCTTCGGGGTAGAAGTCGGTGTTGTCACCGGTACCGTCATTGTCAGTATCAGTAGTCTCAGAATCATCGTTCGGGAACGCATCTGCATTGTCACCAGTTCCGTCATTGTCACTATCAACAGTTTCTGATGCGTCGTTCGGGAATGCATCAGCATTGTCACCTACACCATCGTTGTCGGAATCAACAGTTTCAGAGGCATCGTTCGGGAAATCGTCATCTACATCAAATACCCCGTCACCGTCAGAGTCTACGCGGTCTGGGTCAGCTACGTTAACATCAGGATCTTGTTCATTGTCACCTAGCCTATCTCCGTCACCGTCTGCCCATTCTGTAGATAAATAAGGGAATGCATCCTCTACGTTGGGTACTCCATCATTGTCCAAATCATTGTTTGGAGCATCCCATCTTAGGTTTAATGCTTGGCCGAGGGTAATGTCGGACGTGTAGTCCATACTGTTACCAAATAGTACTTCGTCCCACTCGCTCTCAGATAGCAAGGTATCTACGTTCCAATCCTCATTGCCGTTAGCCTGCATATCCTGATAGTCAATTTCAGCTACCATCTCGTACCAGTCGGCAATTCCGTCTTTGTCGGTATCATAGGTAAATAAGTTTTGGGGGTCGTAGTCTTCAGGAGTTACAAACGCCTCGCCAAGATCCTGCGAAGCATTAAAACCTTTACCCTCAAAATAACCTGTTTGCCTCCAGTATTTTTCTAGGAAATACCTTTCGTAGGCTAGGTCAGATTTTATGTCTGAGTTGTAGGGGGCAGGATCCACCCAATTTGGCGCGCCGTCCCCATCTTCATCCTCATACGCATATGCAGGGTCGGTGCGTATGTCTACTATCTCAGGTTCTGGCTCAGGTTCTGGTTCAGGCTCTGGTTCAGGCTCTGGTTCAGGTTCTGGCTCGGCTGTTGGGTCTATTGCGCCATAGTTACCTTGGTCATCTTTAGGGATTTGTTGTAGAACATTTAGAGCGTTATCGAGGTTAGCAGCTATTTCTTGTGCTGTGGCGTAAAGTTCGCCAAATTGCGTGCTACCGTCCTCGTTTAATCCTAAAACTGGAGAGGCAATAGCTCCTTCTACTGCAGCATCAACTTTTAAGCCAAAACCGGATCTAAGAAAAATCAAGCCGTCAGTTAGAGCGTCTAAATCCCCACTATTATCAAGGTCAAATGCTTTGAATAATTCTGATTCGTCGTGCGCTTTAACCCATTCAAGGTATTCTTGTACTTCTTCAGCCGTGCGAGTAGCGTCATCGGCCAGAGCCCCTTTTGTTACCTGATCACCCTCCAAACCAAATAAATAACGAAGTACCAGCAACCCGTCAGTAAGGGCATCTACTACGCCGTTCTGATCTATATCTAAAGGAGAATAGGTGCCGTCCTCGCGGGTTCTAACATCTATACCATCTTGCGTGTCGTATTGTTTTTCGGCCATTGGTAGCCCTATGCTGGGTCAAGAAATGCGAATTTATTATATATTCTGTTTCCGTCTTCGTCGTCTTCCCCAACATACTGCTGCATAAATAGAGTATCTATGTCAGTTCTTCCAGATAACGAAGTTTGAAGCGCAGCCGCAGCAGTGTTCGCTGCAGGCATATCATCTTCAAGTGTAGAGTCTACTACATCTACAGGCTCATTATCCACTAATTTCGTATACCCTATTTGTATCATACTGTGTTCTCCACGTACCCGCTAATACCGGTTATAACAGCGTTTATGTTGGTTGTACTAGATACATGGTCAAACTGTATTCTAACCTCGGTAGCTGTAGTTGATCTACCAAAAGTAAACACTAGAGGAAGTTCTATAGTCTGATATGCGGTAGTAGATCCTATTGTTAGGTAGTTGTTGTTAAAACCTAAATCGTTTACAAAGGTACCTGAGCCAGCAAAATTCACAGTGCTATAAAACACTTCTACGCCATTATACACTGTGGTAGCATCAGGATACTTTGATGTTCTAAACACTGTCCTGTCATTCACGCTATCGTAATAAACTCCTGCAAAAGAGCCAGCGTTAGCCCCCGTAGTATTAGTGCTGAAACCCCCTCGGTTAGTAGCAAATATAGGGGTCTTATCTCCCGATACGTAATAAAAAGCATTATAGCTAGCGGGCGAGGATAAAAAAGTCGCTGTACCTAAAGAAGTCCCAACATTAGTTTTTGATTTTATAGCCACCGGCATTTTCCATTGGTGGTTTTCTTTTACTGAACTAGAACTACTATTATAGAACCTAACCCGTACTGTAGCGTTTAGCGATTGTGTAGCCTCATTACCCCCCGGAGGTGCTGGGATGTCCGGCTCATATATTGTAACTGGAGACGTGGTGGTTATAGTTGACGAAGTAGAAGTAGTGCTAAAAGTATGCTTACTACTAAACGGCCCAGTTATTTTTGCAGAAGTTACAGCATCATCAGCTATCTTTTCTGTGGTTACTGCGTTAGGCTGTATAGACGTTGCGTTTACCGCAGCCGTGCCTATCTTACCAAACGTTACGGCCGCACTAGCCAGTTTAGCACTAGTAACCGCCAGATCATCTATCCTTGCTGTAACTACAGCACCGTCTGCAATCGTTAAGGCTGTAGCTCCTGTAACTTCCCCTGTGTGTGTAGCATTAGTTACTTTAGCGGTGTTAGCTGTAATAGCAGAATTTATCGAATCTGCAAGTTTTGCGTCTGTTACAGCATCGTCGGCAATTTGTGCTGTAGCTATAGTCCCACTTAGACTAGATGTAGGGTAGTTAGTAGCATCACTTAAATCGAATGCAGGGGTAGCATCTGTGCCCCCAAGAGACAGTTGAACACCACCATAAGAGACAGTGGAATTAGATAGTTTTGCATTTTCTATACTCCCAGCTAGTTGCGCATTCGTAATGGTACCTACAAGGCTAGATGTAGGGTATCCAGTGGCATCTGACAGATTAAACGCAGGAGTAGCATCAGACTCACCTAGTGCTAACGTAACACCACCAAAAGACACTGTAGAGTTTTCTAATTTACTATTGGGTATAGAACCATCAATGATGTCATCAGTGTCAAACTGTAATCCTCTAGATATGGCCTCATCTACATTAGAAAAGTAAAACCTAAGTATAGCATTGTAGCTTGCTTGCCACCCCACGTTGTATTCTTGTGGCGGGTTAGGTAGCGTAGGTATAGTAAAAATCTTCTGGGTATTGCGTATCTTAGTAGCCATTAACGACCCCTTCTACCATCCGGACGCATGTTCAACCTAGGAGTACCTAACTGCCATTTAGTGCCTAAAGCATTAGATCGTACCTTAATTGCCATCTGCCGACCCCTAACTCTAACATCTAGCTGATCTGTATACTCATCTACCGTATCTACCGCTAGCACAACTTGCCCCTCATTTACACCGCCTTCTGAAGCAGGGATGTTATCTGCAGCGCCGGGCTCGCTACTAGCCAATAAAGACATTTCAACGGAAGGACTGCCAGCACTAGACCCCACAAAAGAAAGGTCAGGAACAACTTTATCTATAAAAGTAAAACTAGTACCCGACTCTATGCCAAATTGACCCGAAGTTATAAACGAGTCTATGGCTTCTAGCGTAGCACCTTGTCCGTTGTCGTTACCGTTTTCATGCTCTACTAAATTATAAGTGTCAGTAGCAGCTAGTGGGAAGTCGTTAATAGGTGAATCATACCAAGCACTGCGACCCATACTGCCTACATACCAAATATCTTCTAGGTAGTTATATACTACATACTTGTTTGGCGCTACGCGCTGAGAATCGCAGTAAAACCACCATATCTCGTGGTACTCTTCTAGGGTGCCAGCAAATGTCTGCTCATATTGTCCCCTGTCTAAGTCATCAAATACATATTTCCTAACATCACAACGTAAGGGTTGTACTGTCCCATCGTACTTGTAGAACTTTTCTTTGCCCATCCAATACGTTACTCCGTTGGCGTACGCAGCGGCCTTCGATGACGCTACTGACAGATTCGACCCAACCAACGTAGAACCCCATACCACTGGAGCACCAACATATTGCAGCGAGTACAGCGCAGCATCGGTGAAAACCAATATTTCTTGTCGTGACTGTATAGCGGTCACTATTTCTGTACCTTGCGATAACTGCAAATCTCCTGCTTGATTAGTTGAACGGGGTCGCCAGTCATAAGCGTTTTCTTGATCTGACCAACGTAGTAGTAATGGATTTTGTTCTTCTGTGGCATCTCCAAACGCGTTACACCCAAAAGCAAATACGAAGCGACTCGCGTCTGAGACTAATAGCTGGTCTTGTACTACTGGCACCTCAGCGGATAACTCATACTGCAATGTAACAGAAGCTCCACCACCAGAAGTTGTAGAACTTGCAGGCTCCGCACCAGCTATAGGTTCTGTAGTAAATGTATTACTCGCAGAGTCTACCGTAGCTATTTTGTGTCTAGCATTAATTACCGTGCCTGTAATCGCAGCTACGGTGGTAGCCCCAGCTATGGTAACGTATTGCCCAACCATATAGTTAAACTCTAACGTAGGGTCGAACACGGTTATTGACTTTGAGTCTTTAGTTACTGATATAGGATCACTATCAAACACAAACGTTAACGTGGTGCCATCGCCTAACGGATTAGCGCTTAGGTTAACTACCGCATTGTTAGCCGTTTTAGACAGAACCGTTGTACCGGCAGCAATCTTACCTGCCGTGGTACATGTAACCACAGCGCCATCCCTGATTTTTGGTGTTACATTAGTGTCTAAAGACGTTATGCCGGGGATAATTGCGGCTATATTACCTGTAGATGTTTGTGACAGCGCAATTGTTCCATTATGAAGTACATTCTTTAGTGGTATTGCTCTTGTTCCTGTGCCCGCACTTGTATCCCAGTAGTACATCTCACCACCACGAGGCCCAATAATTAAGTCTTCTCCGTAGTTAGCTTGACTCCACACACGTAGAGACTCTGCTCCACCATTACCACCATTAAAAGGATTAGCGTTCCAAGGAGAAGAACTCCAACCATCTACTGGTATCTGAAAGTCCGGCCCTACGTTTACTTGGTATGCTAGGGTAAAAGTACCGCCACCAACTGCCGTACTAGAATTTGAGCTAGTTGCAACCGTAAATACTTTAGTCCCATCAAAAGTTAACGTTCCATCTGTTACACTCCCCCCAGTTGTGGAAGCACTTAGTTCAAATGAAGTAGAAGAATTTATAGACGCTACATACGCACCTGCGGGTATTCCCGTACCGCTAACAGGTAGACCCGGATATATTCTAGCGTTTGCGTCGTGAGTAATGGTTGGGTCATTATTGTAGCCACAAGTCGCGTCGGTAAACAAAGTGTCTACATCAGTTATTACTTTTTCCCCATCTACAGTCTGGTCGCCTACAGCACTAGCACCAGAAAAAGTAACGTAGCTGCCCACAACAAACCCGCCGGCAGGATCAAGGATGCGCATAAAAGGTGCGCCGGTCGTGGAGAACATTTTGTCTGTCAGAGACACAGTTGTCCGTAAAGGCGTAATATCATAATAGTCTTGTCCCGTCTCTACCATGAACTTAACATTAGTACCTAACCCAGTATACTTTACAAATGCAAGGCTAATCCATTGGTGTAGCGATCTACAAACACCTGTAAATGTGTTACCACCATGTCTAGTCCAGCCACCAATTTTCTCAGGGTAGCCTTGGCGAAAACGAACTTTATCACAGTCGCTCCAACCGGCCTCGTTGGTATATTTAGTTATTTCTTTATTTATACCGGGGTTAAACTGGACTTTATTAAGTGGCATATTAGTACTTCCAAGCTACTGGGGTAGTCTCTCGCGTGTCAACATGTACAAAACCTTTAGCAACCCCAATACCATTGAAGCCCATAATAGAAGCGTTACGTATAATAGACATACGCTGTGCACCCCCCGTTACTTTAATGTCAACAGCAATACCCTGTGCATGTGTTCCTGCAGGTTTGCCACTAAATATTTTTGCCGCTTCTATGCTATGTTTAGGCGATCTGTACCCACTAGTTACAATAAACGGAAACCCACACACTTCACGCAGTGCATCAAGTTTCTGTAAGAAGTCAGGACACATCTCATTTTCACCAGTTTCCTGACAGTTAAAATCTTCTATTTTAAAATACTTTAAATTCATTTTCTTAGACTCATTAGTTTAGAAACACCTTTAACACCAAAGCTACTTGATATGGCGATAAACAGCAAGTATTGGTACCACTCAGGCAAACCGGCAAGAGCACTGAACCCTTCCTTAACTCTATCTATCACTGTTATATCGTTAACCACAATAGCATACCCAATCATAAAGATGGGCACTGAAAGCACAATAGTCCAAAATTCGTCTTTCCAGCTATGGGCAGAGGCATCAGCCATCTTAGATTCCCACTCACCATCATTCTCAATGACCTTCATTTTGGCTTTATGCTTAGCTTGTTTCTCTTCCGCTTTGTTTTTTAGGTAGCCCCCAGCTATATTAGCTATAGGGCCTATAAGATGTTGTAACATATATACCTCACTTTAGTGGGTTGTATAACTCGTCCATACCGTCCCACAAATCTTGTATTTCACGTTTTAAAGCCTTTATATCACCTTCAAAGCTATCTACCGCCTTGACAACAATCTCTGCCTTCTGAACAACAGTTTGCATCTCTGTTACTGACTTCTCTACATCAGTAACTTGTTGTTTTATAAGTAACAGCCCTGATTGTTGGTCTTTAATAACCACTAAATTAGTTCCTAGCTCTGCTAGTTTACCCTGTAACTTAGATACATCATTAGCTTCTAATTCTTGCTTTATCAACAATACTTCTTCTTCTAGGGGCACTATATTCGGTATTTGTACGGCTTCTACAGCTTCTAGTCTAGAGTACAAACTACTTGCAGTCCATACCCCACCACCAATAGTAGAACCAATAGCTAATACTACAGCAATCCAAGCCCCTTTAAACGTCTGACCACCAATAGTCAGTTCGCTAGACTCAAGGCTCATAATCACAATCTCCGTACATGAAGCAGTTATATCCTTGTGCAGTAGGGCCAGTTAAGTAAAATTCAGACTCTTGACCGGCAACTAATATTTCCGCTTGTGTGGCGTATACATCTAAACCAAAGTTATCGTTCCCGTTTAAGTATACAGCAGAAGCATTGTTAGTCCCCGCCCACTGCATACTTACCCACTGATTGTTAGCTGAATACGTAACTACAGCTTGCTCCGCAGTAGTATTGTTATTCTCTGCACCCTGCTGTAGGAAATCTACTGCCGCAGTGTTTTCGGCAACCGCAATAAATGCCGTAGCGTTGTTAGCATGGGTCTCAATGTCATCTATAGACTGGTTATATTCAGTGACTTCTTCTTGGCTAATAGTTAGAACTTCTTGGTTGTTCGACACAAATTCTTGTACGGCAGCTTCTTCATCGGGAGTAGCCGCTGTCTCTGCTAGCTCAGCTACCTCTACAACTTGCACCATCTCTACAACTGCTTCTGTAAACGTGTCAATGGCCGTATCCATAAGCTCTAATTCTGTTACAGCGCGTTCGTTTAAGACAGCGCGGACATCGCCATAAGGCATGTAACTAGCCATATTACTAAGAGCATCATTGTATGCTTGAATCTGTTGTGAGGTAATATGCGCGGACTCTGAAACACTGCCGTCAGACATAGAAGTACCAAGATGAGAATACTCAGTGGCAGCACCAACATACGCAATACCTCTATCAATTTGGTCTACAAGAGCAGACGACGTGTTAACTAAGTTATCTAACTCACTGGAGGGAGCTGCGGTACTTAGCGCTAATAGAGGTAAAATCATCATCTTCTTCTTCAACATCGCTCTCTCCTATTTTAAGTATTGTATTATACCACTCTTTAGTCTTTTTGCCGTAATCCGGGATGTAAGTTTTGGGGTTTTGTTTCATCATAAGAAACGCCCGCTTACCAACTATAAGTTTACCATTAGATAGTATAGGGCATGGCGTACCAGAAATGAACATAGATTTCCACACATCTACTGACTGACACATTCTAGCTACCGCAGCTACTTTCATGTTTAAATCAGATAATACTTTTGCGTCTCTACGCCTGTTACACTCGGGGTCAACGTTATACCCACCACTACTAAAACCAACGCCTACGGTCTGTAGGGAACCACCTGTACCTTTTAAACAAGTATCCATGCCATTAGACATATAACTAGGACTTATAGCACTGCCAACAGGTATTTCCGAAGAAGACCCCGCACCATTATAAGTATTAGATACGGAGTCATCTTGGGTGCTGTTATTACTATTAGCTACGCTATTCTCACCGTGATAGGTGTTAAGGCTACCTTCTTGGTTGTTAGCATATACACTTACAGCAACTAGCCATAGCAGTAAGACCTTAGAGTATGTTCTGAGCAATTGCATCTGCCCCTAGAATCACCGGAAAAAGAAGCCATAATAACCGTTCAATATTCCTAAACTTATGCATACCCTGATCTAAACGCTTGTCCACCGTATCTAGTTGGAACTGTATGTTTTTCATACGCTGAGCACATTCGCGCTCATGGGCTTCTAGTTTAAGCATGGCTACACTATGATTATCATCCATGATTAGTCTCTCCCTATAGTTGTTTGGTCTATAGTGGCCTGCCTAAAAGAATATTCTCCGTTACTGCTCAAAATACCGCAGGTTATTTGTATTCTCATTTCTATCGTACCTACAGACTCAGGTTTTACCACTAAAGAAGGAATAACATCTTTAATTCCGGTTTTTGCCTGAAAATTGTTTTGGTAAGCTGCAAAGAATGTGCCTATATTCGCAGTATAGAATGGGACTGATGAACTGTAACCGCTACCAAAAGTAGCGGAGTGGTAATCACCGATGGGAGTAAAACCTGTGTTACTAACAAAAACATTATTGCCCGTGGTTACAAACGCAGTAGATGAGTTTGAGTTCCCGTTATACACTATAGACGTTCTATCATCAGCAATCTCATACTCGTAACTAAGAACTTGATACTTAGCATTTGATGCAGGGGACGCTGATTTTGCTATCCAACTAAAACTATCTAGTTCATTAGTGACATCGCCAGTTACGTATATCTTTAAAAAATTAGAGTTTCCTCCCCCCAACTGTGCTTGAGCAACAGAATTAGTGCCTATGGTAGTACCCGTAGCGGATTTAGATTTTCTCTGCACTGAACAAACTATGTTAGCATTAACCTGAAAGCCAGCATTGACAGTGGCCCCAGTCCAAGGGTAATCCTTGTCCCCGACTAACGTAATGTCTATTTTATGGCGCGATGCTGTAGCTGGTGATGGACGAAGTAACTCAAACTCAACCACCGTAGCGGTAGTGTTATCAGCAACGTCAAATTTAGGCAGGCTACTACCGGAAACACTCCCACTAAAAGTAGGTACATCCCATGCAAAGTAGTTAGCTTGTCGATGATATGTTGCATTATTGTCTACATACGCCTTGATTGATTGTTGTGATGCTATTGCCGTTGCAGAATTAGAAGCCATGTTATCTTCATCAACAAACGCTGTTATCCCCGTACCACCCGCAGTTATCTTTAGCGTATCTACTTCTGCTAATGCGGCAATAAAGGCCGAATTGTAGTTAGTCTGCTCAACAACATTAGTACCATTACAAACAACATTAGCCTGCACAGCTGTAGGTATAGAAATGCCCGTACCACTAGCAGTTTTTACAGTCACTGTATGTCCTGTCTCATTAATAATACAATACAATTTAGTGTTGTCAGGTACTATGACTATCCCAGTCGCTCCACCAGCAATATCGCTAGTAGTATCAGTAAGCCTAAGTATTGCAGCCCTAGATTCTGAAGTAGTACCGTTTGCTGAGGACAGTGTATGCGTGTTAGCTGCGTCGGGGTGCACACCCCAAGTATTAATAGTAGACATGCCTGAAATAGCTTCTTCTACCATATCAGTAACTTCGCCGTTTAACGTGTTACCCCAACCTGTATCACCTGCAGCAGGTTTACCTAATTTAAGTGTGCCTGTATATGATGTGCTCATTATGTAATCCTTATTAACGCTGTAGACGCTGTACTAGCGGGCATAGCCACCGTAAACGTGCTGTTATTGCTTGTTTTATTAGCCCCAAAGTCTAAGACCATTACAGCCTTATCACCTTGCGTATCGTTATAAATCAATGCCCCACGAGCAGTAAAACTACTACTTGCCCACGTAGCATTAGAAAAAGTTACAAACCCTACACCATCCCCACTAGACGGGGTTAC